GCGCGCGATATCCGGGAAGTGGTCGGTCTACTCCCGCGTCAAGCCACGGCTTTAGAGAATTTCCGTCGCCGCCTGGAAGTGGCAGGGCTGGCACCTGCGAAGATTACCGACTTAACTGAGGGCTATCGCCGCCGCTTGCTGCTGCAACGGGGCCGGATGATCGCGCGCACGGAAATCATTAACTCATCCATCCAGGGACAACATGCGGTGTGGGGACAGGCGGTCGAGCAAAACCTCATGGGCCCGAAAACGAAAAGGAAGTGGATCGTAGCTGCGGATGATCGGCTCTGTTTTGTCGCGGGTACGAGTGTGATGACGCCCAATGGTCCAGTGGCGATTGAAATCCTTCGTGCTGGAGACCTGGTATTGACACATCTCGGCGCGAGACGAATTATCGCAACTCTCAGGCAGCAAACAACCCGGCCTGTCGTCATTGTATCTTACGGCTCAGAGCGTGTGATAGTTACAGCGGAGCACCCGTATTTGGTTCAGCAATCAGGGGGCTTCAAATGGGTGGAAGCGCAGTTACTCGAAAAGGGTGATTTGCTCTGCCAAGTTCAAGACGCGACGAATGGCAAGAGTGGCGCCGAGGGTTTTCACATCCTTTTCCAAAATGCGGAGAACCCGCCAACCTTGCTGCTTGAGAAAGCTTTCCTTCCGAGCATCCCGCGCTTTGTCACGGTGCCAGTAAGCTCCGTCAACCTCCACCACCAGCCTTCGGGATGGCAACAAGAAGTCAACACTATAGCGCCCAATCTTGGCTTCCTGAATAAAGCGAAGGCTGAGTGCTTTCAAGCTGATGCGAACAGTTTTTTCCAGCCTTGTTTCCTTTCGGCTTCTTCGATAGCAGGCGAAAGAACAGAATCGTCGATCAGTGTTTCCAGGACAAGCTCGAAACGTCTTTTTACACGTCGAGCACCTCAAGATTCTTGGTGGTCGTCGACATTTTTCAGAGCAAAACTTACGGATACCCTGCTTGCTGCAAAAGTACTTATTACAACGCGGGCATATTTTGTATTTGACTCGAGAGTTCCGGCATTGTGCCGAGCAAACGGTGTACCGGTTGGCGATGGCAGCACTGATACGGAAGCTCTTAGCGCATACCGGACAGATCTTTTCGATCAAAATGGGTTGATGGGCTTTGCGCCAGCAGGTGCGGGAACAAAATTTCCTTGCTGCCCCCGTACTTGGCGGTCGGGCGTAGCTCTTGCTGCAGTGCGCACACTGAAGCAAACTCTCATAGATACGCGAAGCCATATGGTAGCATTTGGCCGAGCAATACTTTCCCTTGTGGTCGGACGTGAATGGCTTGCCGCATCGGATGCAATATCTTTGCACGAATCAAGTATAGTAAGTCACAAGACAACTGTCTATTCAATTCAAGTGGAAGAAGCGGAAACATTTATTGCTGGTGGTATCCTCGTTCACAATTGCGCGCTTTGCGAGGATATGCGGGGCAAGACGGCAATCCTTGGGCAGCCCTACGATAACGGAATTATGGGTCCGACGCGGCATCCAAGCTGTCGGTGCGGAGAAGTGCTTGTTGAAATAGACCGGCTAGATGAACTCGAAGTTGTTCGGCCAGAACTTGAAGTTGTTGGGCCCCGGCTCCTGACCGAACCTGCGTCTCCCGATTTCTATGCTAAGGAATTACCAGAAGAAGCTTCGGCCAGCTCAAGGTTCGTGTATCAGGCCTTTAATGCTCTGCCAGGATATAGCGCCGAAGGATGGCGAAAAGCAGGGACGGGCAGTGAATACATGTGGGTTTTCAGAGGAAAGGCAGCCGCCCAAATACGGGTTGCAGATCACGGCAGTGTGCTCACTGACAAGTATGGCGTCCAGGTCTATTTCTCGACGCCGAAACGGCAAGTCGTGGCCCGGATTCACCGCTGGTTTGAGCGATTTGGAACTCCGTAGGGGCGATCCAAATGAACTGTCCTATGACTCTACCTTCGGGGCAAACGTGCAATGCACCCATGACCGTCCGCGGGACGGCTTGCGGTTCGGGCCTTGTCTGTCGCCTCCGAGTCTGTCAGGGAAAAGACAGGCATGAAGTTTTTACAGAAGAACGGGTAGGAAACAAACGGCTCTGGAACCTGCTTAGAGCTGCGGCCATGCAAAAGGCCCGCGCTAACTTTGTGACTACCAGTAAGCATAAAGTGACCACCCGCTATTGACACTCCCACCTCAGCCAATCAATAGTTAGAGTCGTGAGCAATACCATCGGTACGGCAAACATCACTTTTGGTATCGCTAAGGTAGATGCCCCGAAGAGGCTTGTATTCGGTTGGGCATCCCTGGCGGTCAATAGTGAGGGCGAGCAAATTACCGACCTGCAGAAAGACCTGATCGATCCCGAAGAATTGGAATCTGCCGCCTATGATTTCGTGTTGCACTCCCGCGAAGCCGGGGAGATGCACGAAGAAGGGGGGAAGGGCCGCCTGATCGAGAGCTTCATGGTTGACGCTACGAAGTTGGAGAAGATGGGGCTGGCAGGAGCATCAACTCCCCAAGTCGGCTGGTGGCTCGGCTTTAAGCTGAATGAGGAAACATTTGCCAAGGTGCAGAGCGGCAAGCTTCGCATGTTCTCAATTCAGGGCACGGCTCAGCGCGTGCCGGTCGAGGAGAATGGGAAATGGCCGAGAAGCTGAAAACCCGGTTACGCAACTTGCAGATCAACCGGGTTGACTTGGTGGATCATGGAGCCGCGCTCGATCCGACGACGGGTGAAGGGGCTTACGTACTGCTGATGAAGCGGGCCGAGGAAGGCGAGCTGGTTGACATTGGCAAGCCCTACCCGAATGAACACGCGGCCCGGATGAAATCGCCAGATGGTTACAAGCGGATGCGCCGGCAGAACGATAAGTTCGGCCCCGGCATCCACGCGATCTTCGGCGTTACTGATGAGGACAAGACCGAACTCCAGGCAGTACGTTTTGACCGTGAGAAGTTCACGGCGGCGGAAGCAAAGGCTTGGCTGAAAGAGCATGATATGAAGCCGACTGGCTTCGAGCCAGCGGCAGAGAAGGCAGAGAAAAGCACGGCTCATAAATCAGAGGAGCGGAGGTACAAGAAAATGTTGGATAAGGAAACAGTGGTGAAGCGTTTGAATGAAATCGAGGGGACGGAGGACATCACGGCTTTCATCGAAGAGTTGCACGCCAAAGCCAACCCTGTTACTCCCACCAAGCCGGAGGATGTGTTCAAGAGCCTGCCACAGGAGATCCGTACGCGGATTGAGAAGGCAGAATCCGATGCCGCGGCAGCACAGACCCTGGCCAAGCGGTTGCAGGATGAGAAAGAGCTAGGCGAAATGGTGGCAGTTTGCAAAGCCTGGTCCAGTATCTCAGTTGACCTGGCCACGCTGCCCGCTCATCTGCTGACCGTGAAGCGAATCGATCCGGCTGCCTACGAAGCGGTCAGCAAGCAGATCGACGCGGCTAATGCCGCCTCGAAGCTGACCAAGGAAATCGGCCGCGCGGGCGAGGAAAGCTCGGGGGACGGTACGGCGGTCGGCGAAGTCCGTAAGTTGGCGGAGGCGCTCGTCGCCAAGGATGCCAAGATCACGCACGACGAAGCAGTTGACTTGGTTTTCCGCGACCATCCAGACCTGTACAAGCGGTATCGGGCAGAGACCGCCGTTCACGCGTAAATACGGCAGCAGAATCTTGACCGGGAGGGAATGACATGGCAGGAGCAACAGAAATAGGAGTTTTGGATCTGAGTTTCAAGGCTGAGCAGACGTTTGCCGCAAAGCAGTACTATGCGGTGGAACTTTCCGCTGATGACCAGGTGGATGTTTGCGATGGAGCCGGTGATACGGTCATCGGCGTGGTACAGAATAACCCGGCGGCCGGGCAGGCCGCTACAGTGCGCGTTCTCGGCGTCACCAAATGGGTTTCAGACGGTAACGCGGCGGCTATTGTCGTCGGCTACTACGTTGGCACAGATACGGCGGGCAAGTGTGTCAGGAAGAGCACCGATAAGGACAAGGTGGCCGGCATTGCGCTCGGCGCCTCGACGACCGATGGCGCTGTTATCGATGTGCTGCTGACTCCGGGTGTCACACTGCGGGTTACGTAACTGAGTGCTGAGTTATTGAGCGGTGAAGTTTAGCAAGCGAAACTTTTCGGGAGGGAAATGTCATGAGTTCTCCTACATCGAGCGACATGCATGTGGATGGGTTGCTGACGAACGTCAGCATCGCCCATAAGAACAAGAGCTATATTGCGGATCTGGTTTTCGGCTTGGTTCCGGTGCAGCGCCAGTCTGACATTGTACCGCAGTACGACAAGTCGCACTGGTTCCGCGACCTGGCGAAGCTCCGGGCGCCCGGCACCAGGTCCGAGCGGTCGGGTTTCAAGGTTGATAACACCGCGAAATACTTCTGCGACCGCTACTCCTTCGGTTTTGAGATCCCGGATGACGTGCGGGCCAATGCCGATGCGCCGTATGACCTGGATCGGGACGGGACGGCCTTCGCCACCGACAAAATCCAAATGGCGCGGGAACAGAGGTTCGCCACGGACTTCTTCACCACAACCAAGTGGACGACCGACAAGACGGGCGGGACTGATTTCACGAAGTGGAGCGACTACGGCGCCTCCGATCCGTTGGGTGACATGGAGGCGAGCAAGGAAACCGTGGAGGGCCTAATCGCCGAGAGTCCCAATGTTCTCGTCCTGGGCCGCCAAGTTTGGACAAAGTTGAAATGGCATCCGGACCTGATCGATACCATCAAGTACACGCAGCGCGCGCAGATGACGGTTGATCTGGCGGCGGCGCTGTTTGAACTCGAAGCGATCCTGATTGGCAAGGCGCTGACCACGGCCACAGTAGAGGGTACGGCAGAAGCCTCCGTGAGCTATACGCGGATTTTCGGCAAGCATGCCCTGCTGCTCTACCGGCCGGCCACGCCTGGTTTGATGACCCCGGCGGGTGGCTACACCTTTGTGTGGCAGCGCGTCCCGGCGGCCATCCAGTACATCAAGCGCATCCGGGACGAGGAGCGCGAGGTGGATGTGATCGAGGCATCCAGTTATTTCGACCAGAAGATCACGGCGGCCGATTCGGGGTTATTTGCTTACAACGCTGTAGCCTAAGCATACCGATCCTTTCGATGGAGGAGTGATGGCGCAACGAGGAAGGCCAAGAAAGCAAAGCTTTGAGATTCCCTCTGAGGCCAAAGTTGAAGTGGGAGTCCGGCAGCCGGAACGGGGAAAACTCTACTGGTGCCGGCGGCCTTTTGATTATGGATTGCCCTCTCGCCCTTATGATCGGGGCGAACTATTGAAGATGATCGGGTTGCGCAATGACGAGAAACTTGTCCGGCTCGGCTACCTTCAGGAATGCCCGCCTGGGCGGGACACTTGGGAGTGTGGTCATTGCGGCGGGCGGTTTATTGATATGGGGAGCCGCGATGGGCACGTAAAGATGCGGCATCTGCGGGCGGGCCAGCCTCTAAGTGTAGGAATGGCCGGGGCAACGGGAACGCCGATTGATACCGAGGGCGAGGCCGAGGAACGGCGGCTGGAAGCTGTTGCTCCGCTCTACCTCGAAAGGACCGCAGCGAGTCAGGCTTAACAACTCGGGGTGTCTCTTCGCGGTCGCGCGCGGCGGCTGCGGGCCTCCGAAATCGAAAGGAGCGGACACAAAATGTCAAACAGAATCACGAAAGGTTTGGGTTTGTTCGGACGGATCGAGACGGATACCTTAGCGGTAGCCGGCCGTGACACGGGGATTTCACCTTTTACGGGAAAGAACTTCTTCGTAGACCCGCTGAATGGTTCCGATAACTATTCGGGTAAGTCGCTGGCGCAGGCTTTCGCCACGCTCGGGGCGGGCTACGCCGCATTGCGCACGGGCAAGAATGACACTTTGGTGCTGGTGGGCAATGGGGCTGCCGCGGGTTCAGCTTTTCTGAGTGCGGGGCTTGCCTGGGAGAAAGATGCCGCGCACATGATTGGGATTGCGGCCCCGACGCAACTTTCGCAGCGGGCGCGTATAGCGCCGACGGCGGGAGTGACGGCCTTTGCGAATCTATTCACGGTTTCCGGCAATGGCTGTTACTTTGGGAACCTGCAATGGGTTCACGAGTTCACTACCGGGACGACTGCGCAAATCTGCATGACCATTACCGGTTTGCGGAACGTCTTTGACGGCTGTCATTTGGCCGGCATGGTCGATGCGGCCTCAGCAGCCAGCGCCACCAGCCGCTCACTCAAGATTTCGGCAGGGGAGGAAAATTACTTCCACCGCTGCACTATCGGCGTGGACACAATCTCACGTGGGGTTGCAAACGCCTCCGTGCAGTTTGCTGCTGG